AAGTCCAAAACGATGACATTCGCAAGTTCAGCTTCATAGAGGGATTAGCTAGAGACTTCGGCTTTGACGAGTATGCAGATCGCATGAGGCAGAGGGAAGAGGCGAGAGCTAGAATGCTTGCCCAATTTGATGCTGAAGTCCTTGGCGCACCTAACCCCGCTGAGGTTGTTATGGATGCAAGACGGCAGATCAGAGCCAAGGATGAGCGCAATCAAAGGAGATATGCGGAAATCGCCAGACTTCAAGCACAGCTCGCAGAGGAGCAACAAACTAGAGGAGACACTTTAGCAGTCCCAGCCGATCAGCCGGAACCAGAGCCTGAGATAAGGGAGGAGTCGGTTAGAGAAACGGTCATGGCCACACCAGAGGGACTAGGGCAGGTCGTCGAAAAGCCTAAACCACCTGTCGGAGAAAGAACAGCAGAGGTAGGGCAAAGTTTTGTTATTCCGGATGAAGACCCGCCTGTAGACCCATCTGATACTCTTGGAAACATGTACTACATGCTGACTGAAGATAGTGATGCCAGTGGCAATCCGATTGCCGTTGATGATATGTTAGGTGCTTATAACGGATTGATGGACATGGCTCGTGGAGGTAATGAGGAGGCTAAAAAATACGCAAAAAACCTCTTGACACCAGAAAATCTAAAATTTATGGCCAATAAGTTTGGCAGAGATGTAAAAGGGCTTAGAGAGGACTTGAAGGCAGGTTTGGATCTAGCAGCAAAAAAGTCAAATGACATTCATTCGGATGTTTGGACTGTTGTCAAAGACCCCTTCGCAAATCCGTTCTACAATCAGAATGCGTTTGCTATGACGGAGGAGCAGCCTCCAGAAGTGACATATGATGATACTCCGACCTTTCAGATCGATACAGACCTCATCAAAGGGGAAAAACCGGAAGATGCTTTGAAACATGCTGGTTTTGATACTAGGTCAGGAGATGACGTTAGTCTGTTACCCTCATCAGTATTCACACAAGGCGAGTCCGTGCCCGTGGATGACATGAGGTTGCTACCAAAGGGGTGGAAGCTAGATGAGTGAAGCAGTTCAGAAACTCACGAGTAAAGTCGATTTTGACATGGGGCGACGAGATTTTAGGTTCTTCTTTGAGGACATCTGTGGGTTTCAACTAGCCGATTTCCACAAAGAGTGGTATGAGATGGCACAGAACAATAGCAAGATATGTGTCATAGCTAGTCGTGACCATGGTAAGTCGGTCTTCTTCAGGTGCTACCTGTTGTGGAGAATGGCGTACACTCCCAATACAGAGGTTCTCTTCTTCAGCCACAGTCAGCATCAATCCATAGACCACATGGCCAAGATGGACGAACTCATCATGACAACTCCAGCTCTAGCTCATTTGAAACCGAAGAGAGGTTGGGCAAAGCAGTTGTTCAAATTTACTAACAAGTCATCAATCAGAGCCATGTCTGTCGGTAAGGCTGTTCGTGGTGCTCACCCTGACATAGTGGTTCTTGACGATATACTGTCAAGCGAAGCACAGACTCAACTCAAAGCTATAGCCACATGGTTCTATACGGCTCTTCTACCTGTTCTTCACCACACTGCACAGCTCTGCATAGTAGGAACTCCATTCTCATACACTGACCTTTATTCTGAGCTAAAGAGTCTCGATGGGTATGCAGTTGGAGAGTATCCTGCGATCAACGAGGCTACTGGTGAACCATTGTGGCCAGAAAGATGGAATTTGGACGCATTGAATGCTAGGAAGGGCGAAATGACATCAATTGCTTTCACCAGAGAGTATCTGTGTAAGCCAATAGCTAGTGAGTCTAGCTTATTCCCTGAAGAAGTATTGGACAGAGTCAAAGATGATACGCTTTCATTATCGTATTATCCTGACCCAGATGAAAGTCTGAATTATTACATAGGTTGGGATCCAGCTATCAGTGCAGACCGTAGAGCTGACTATACTTGTATGATGGTAATTGGCATGGATGAGAATAGGCACAAGCGTGTGATACACGTTCACCATGAGAAGAACATGGACTTCAATCAACAAATTGAAAAAATAATTGAGCTTAATGCCAGATTCAATCCTGTTATAATCGAGCTTGAGACTAACAATTTCGCCATGGCATTCAATCAGGTCTTACAAGAAATCAGCGACTTACCCATTAAACCCTTCAATATGAGTAGAATGAAGAAAGAAGCACTCATACACACCTTACAACTGCACTTTGAGCAAAAGCACTTATTGATTCCATACAAGGATGAGGGAGCTACTAGAAGACACATGAATGCTCTTCTGACTGAGCTATCATATTTCACCATGTTAGAAAGTGGCAAGATGGAGAGTCTAGGTGCTCACGATGATATGGTCATAGCTCTAGCACTTGCAGTGCAAGCTACAAAGGAATACAGAGAGAACATTGTGATCCTCGACGGAGCGACATGGCGTAACAGATTGGGGTGGGCCGATGCTTGAGAAGCGGTATATTGATGGTATAACAGGCGTCGAGAGTTTAAGTGATGCACTCGACGTTAGAAAAAATCCTGCGGCTGCTGCTGTTGCTGGATATGCTGGAGGTAAGGTGGCTGATGCTATGATAGAGGCTGCAAAAGATAAATTATCGGCCAAGGAAAGAGAAGTAGAGACCGCTACTCAAGAGCTTCAAACGGCTGAACAAGAAGCATCTGCACAAGCTGAGGCCGATAAGAAAACGCAACAAAAGACTGAGCAGGGGCAAGGAGTTGGAGTCCGAGGCATGGATAACCCTGAAAGTGATAGTCCGGAAACGGACCAAGCAGGGACTGAGGTAAACGCTCCAAATAAAACAGGATTGCTTCAAGACCCGAATGAGATAAAACTGTCAATTGACAAGAATTGGTTTGTAAACAACTTTGGTATGACAGGATCAGAAATGGCGTCTCTTCTTATTCTCAAAAATGAAATGTCTACATTAGATGCATTGTATCCATTATTGATGCAGGAGAAACAGGCAATTCTTGCGTCATTCCCCGGTGTCTCACCCGATTTAGTAAAGACCTTACCACTCACGGACGTAGACTATGACAACCTAAATCGATACTCGGACAGACTTGGCATACCATTTAGAAGATTTGTTAAAATGTGGTCGGACGCCAAGGACGTTGCATCTCAGACAAAATCATACGAAAGTTGGAGGGAGGTTATTGATGCAGACATAAGGCTCTCAATGAGGGAGAGAAGCATACTCAAACAATGTGCAGAACTTCTTTTGGACAGAGGCGCATTGAATGCACAGACTCTCAAGTTCAATGGGGTGGCTGCTAGCCCTGCCGAAATATCCTCTTTAATCAAATCGCACGGCTTCCTGTTTGACATAATATCCGTGGGAGAGCTGAGTAAGTCTGTGGGCAGAGGTTTGTTCTATGATGTTAAACGGAGAGATGTGATTCTCAAGGACGCTGGTAGGTTCATAGCCGGCTTGATTGAAAACAATGCAGATGTGAAGTATGATAGTCGTTATAATCCACGTTTGGAACTCAGTTTCTCAGCCCCTACTGCTCCATGGTATGCAACGGCGTTGAATCATGAGCTTGGTATTGACGCTGTTAGGGCCGCTAGCTCCGGACTTTGCATAGATGGCGAAGAGGGAATAAGAAAGGCATTCGACCTTTCATACTCATTTATTGATGAGCCAAAAACAAATATATCACTATTGAAGAGAGCGTTGGATGGAGATGATAACGCCATGACAGTTTTGACTTATGAATCTCTAAAAAAGAAAGATCAAGTCGCGTTCTTAAAGTCTAAGAATATAGGTGTGGACGCATTCGATGAAATGAGGGAGAGTGTGCTCTGATGGCATTGGATAAACAGAGAATGGACCGTCTGTTCTCTGCTGTTGGAATGGACATGGAGAGGCACACGACTCCCACTCCAACCATGCCCTTGTTCACGTCTGGCGTACAAGAGCCTCCTCTTTTACAGGGAATTACAATACCGGCATTATACGCGGCCGCATATGAGTGCATGGTACTTCGTTCTATACTTAATCACCTCACAGTAGAGACATTTAGGAAGGGTTGGGGTTGGAAGCCTAGATTTGTGGTAAAAGGCGTGACTTCCGGTAAAGAATATAATCAGGAGTATGAGACTGACCCAGAAGACGGAGGGGAAGTACGCAAAGCAGACCGATCACAACTGGAATATGCGGACTCGGTGTTTACCACAAAAAACAGTATGGGACAGACATTTATTGACGTTCTAAAGGAAATAGAGATGGACTTGAACATAGTAGACGATGCATATATCATAGTCACTAAGGAATACTTTGTAGACCCTAAAACCAGAAAGCCCGCCTTTTACAGAGTGAAAGAGATAACAAGAGCTGATCCTATATTCATGAGAATAGTATCTGACAAAAGGGGTGTGCGCGGTGGGTCTCAGTACACTAGCTTAGTTGACCGGTCTTTTAGGACATCCGATTCAGAGGCAAAGTGTCCAGTTACCGGTATGAGAGTGGTCCCAATTCATTACATGAATTTAGCCGGTGTTGGTTCTGGACAAGTATATACTGAAGGCGAGGTCATACATATTAGCAAGTGGTCCCCTTCCAAGCTGTATGGACGAAGTCCCGTTGCTACTATGTGGAGACAGGTCAATACACTCATCGCCATGGACAACTATGTTTATTCGGCATATCAGAAAAAGAGAATGCCAAGAGGAGTCATGGTAATCAAGTCATCCAACATGGAGACCGTAGAGCGAACCGCACGTAACATTCAAGAGCATCTTGAAAGAGACCCGAACTACATACCGACCATAGGAGTTGAAACAGAATCAGGACGTGGTGGCCTTGAGTATGTCAGGATGATGGATACATTAGAAGAGCTACAATACATCCCCATAAAGGACGACATAAGGCAGAGAATCTCTGCTTTCTATGGTGTCTCTAATGTATTTATGAATGACGTAACAGGAGGCGGATTGAATAACGAAGGTATGCAGATCGTAGTCAGCAACAGGTCTGTTTCATATTCACAGTCCGTTTACGATAGGCTCGTCTTCCCCGCACTAATGGAAGCCTTCGGGATAGATGAGTGGAAGATATCTCTGACACCTCATGAGGAGGAGGATGAAATCATG